CAGAGACCTCAACATTGTTGTTGAACGTCAAGGTCACAGGCCCCGATGCGGTGGCATTGTTGGATAGCGTGACAGTCGTGGTAGAGACAGAAACAACAGTTGTGTTGTCTGGGATACCAGTTCCAGTGACAGTCTGACCAGCGCCGATCAACAGATTGGTTGCCGCCAAAGTCACTGTAGGCAATCCGGTGGACGTAGTTGCTGTGTCAGTAAACACACCAATCTGAGACATCGTAGTCCCATTGATGTCTCCAATCAGAACTGGCGTATTTACCGTCGCATCTGTTGCCGCTAGGTTCCTCCCAGGATGCGCCACCAACGAAGCATTCCCAGATCCGTCTACATCGTAAAAGCCGTCAAACTGCCAGAGATTCAGAGGACTCGCGGTAAAGTTACTCAGCGTGAAATCTGAAACACCTGCGCCAACGCCGTTGTCGTCAATTACAAGCTGTTGCAAGCCATCACTGTAGCCGCTAAAAATGTAATTGAAACTGTCCTGAGCATTGACCCAAATGCCTCTGGACGGCCCATTTAGTTGACTAGAGATAACTCTATATCCTGCTATCTTTCGAGGTCTTCCGCGCTGGAAACGAACCCAACGCCCATCGTTATAGAACTGCTTGTCAAAGACAGTTCCATCCCTCTGGATGCCAGATTTCGTGTCAAGGGCAAAGACTTTTGCAGTCATCAGAAGGCACCGCCTTGAACGCCGCTTGCGAAGATACCCGCTCCTGTGATGGTCAATCCAGTCGACGTTAGGCCAAATCTCTTGACCCCCAAAACAGCCATTCCGATCTCACCAGACCCAGGACGATACACACCAGTAGACGTCTCGCTTGCAAAGTTCAGCGAGGGAGATCCTACGTTACCGTTATCAAGCGACAACACAGAAGCACCAGCAGCAATCGTTGAAGCGTTCAGAAGGTTGACTGAATCGCACAGCAAGATCACCTGTTGGCCCGCAGGGATAACGGCTGTACCGCCACCAGAAACACCTGTAGTAAAGGTAATGGTATATCCGGAACCAGTTCCATCAGTCTGGTTAGTAACGTAGTAGACCTGAATCGTCTGAGGCAAAGTGACTGTCACATTGCCCGTAAGAGTCCCGGTGTACTTCTGGATTGGGTTTGAAGCCTCTGCCGCAGTCAACGAGTAAGCACCGGTTGTCACGGCCTTCGTCAACTGCGTGAAATTAAACTGCGTGCTCTTCCCAAGGCCAACTGTGTAGTACGCAGTTCCTGAGCATGCAATCAAGCATGAGTCTGCAGGCTGCATATCAAGGCTCGCAGACCCATTGATCTGCGTTCCCCCAGGAGGAGTAACCGCCAGCGTCCCTGTCCCGCCATTGCGAACCAAGAAGTACCAATCGTCGCCAACCGTAGTGGCTACCGGCAGCGTCAGCGTTCCTGCGCCAGCAGTCCACACATAAGCACTGGCTCGATCTGCATCTACCGCGGTGTAGTTGGAAGAGAACGTATTTACAGGGAAAGCAGAATTCAGTGTGTTGCTGATTGCTTTGAGACCATACCCCGCAAGCGTCGAGGCATCAGCGTTAGACGTCCCTACACCAAACGCAATGATCCCCCACGTTCCGGCCGTGGTGGCGTTGGTCTTGATGTAGATGTACTTTGCTTCACTGGCGGCAATCGAAACAATCGTGTTGCCGTTGTAGTCAGTGACAACAAATGTGTTGGCACCAATGTTGCGGATCAGCGCATCTTGACCAACAGAAGCCTGATTGGCAGGCGGCATAGCCAGTTGCAGCGACCCAGCAGTCGCCGTAACGTCCATGATCCGCGCAGCATAGTTATCTGTCGCGTTACCGTTGATCGGCCACGAAAGAGTCGTGTTGGCCGACAGAGTAATGCTGCGATACGAGACATCCGTCGGCTGAATGACGTTCCCGGTAAACGGACTATTGAAGCTCATCAGGAATCCTTCGCAACAGCTTGCCTATCGCCAATCCTGAGCGTGTCTTCCGTCTTCAGGACATTGACGATTTGATCATATTGCGCCTGCCACATGCCCATTCTTTCGTCGTTCTTAAGGAACGGCATGGCCTGCAAAAGAGACCCATACAGAAGGGCCTGGGGAGCGTACTGCGTGAACCAGTTCGACTGATTTGAGGTGTCTAGAGGCGCCAAACGCTCGTAGTACAGAACCTCGTAGGAGTAGTCATCTGCGGGAGTCGGGGCGACCAACCAGTGTGTGTAGTCGTAGTCGCAGTAATACTTTGGAACATCTTCCTGTGCGGGATCAGGCCAATACTCACGCAAATACTCGTACTTGCGAAGCAGGACAGGTTGTCTCTGTCCGCTGACCGTCACGTTCATTGAGACAGTCTTGCGCCACCGAGCAGGCTTATCAATGGTGGCTTGGCCCTCAACCATGTTCGAGGCTGCAACCGTAAGGTTCCCCAAGAACTTCAGGTCGGCCGCCAAGACTTGCTCGGCCAGCATGATGAAGGTCGGGATCTTGTCAATCGTGGCTTGGTCTGTGCGCTCTAGATATGTCTCAATGTCAGCAGCCAAGCTGGAATACGTCATTACTGCTGCGACTGGCATATCACCACACCTTTTTCTTGATTGACTCAGGCTGAGACACGAACTGCTTGCCCTGTTTTATCCCTTCCCGCTTTGCTCGAGAAGTGGCCCCGTACTCAGCAGGAGTCAGCTTTTCAATCTTGGCTTTGGGCAAATATCTCTCACCCGTAGCCTCTGAGCCTTGAGTAGAGGGCTTACCAGACTTGGTGCCCCACTCCTCTTTAGTCCACTTGCTGAGTGAATTATCGGCCTTCTTTGGGCCTTTGTAACCGCCTCCAGAAGCCTTGTACTTCTGGGTGGCTAGTTGAGCCTTACGAGCGCTCCACTGCCCCGAAGAACCTCCTTTATCGGAGGCCTTGACAGAAGCAACGATGCGCTTCCATTTGCCGGGGTCAGACTTAACAGCAGTGCTCATGTTTACCCCAGCAGCGCCGATTCTGCGGCTCTACGTTTTACGAGTCCAGGCAATACTTTGCCGCCGCCGCGTACCCACAGGGATAACTGTTCCTTGGCACCGTCCCAGTCCTGCTCGTCAATCTTGCGCCGCAGGGTGCTGCCGCGATACCGGGCCACGCCAAGATTGTAAGCAAAGTCGGTCATAGCCCCAAGGGCCTTTGGAAACGCAAGCAACCCCGGCGAAGCCTTCAAAACCCCCGCCAGATAGTTCGTTTGTAGCTCAGACAGCAACCACTCATCCGCGATCTCCTTGGTGATCTCGGGGTGCTCCATCGTCACTTTGGTGCCGTCAGGCTTGAAAACGGTTCCATAGCCAATCGTGGGGTAGCCCGCTGGGCAGATGTATGGCTTCAGCCTTAGCCCTTCAAAAGGGCGGCACAGAGCAGCGGCGATGTCTATCGCCTCACTTACTGGACCGCTCATACACCCGTCCGACAAACCAGAAGGAGATGATCATGTTGAAGACAGCAAGATCGTCTGCGCCCCACATCGTGACCAAGACCTCCTTCCAGTTGCCGTTCTGTTCTATGGCAATCAGGAAAGCAGCAATCTTCACAGAGGCGTACAGAGCCAGGAAGGCGTAGGTGACCATCGGGCGCACCAGCGCTGAGATTGCGGAGACAAACCACCCGGCATTCTTGGCGGTCTCGGACTGCTCCTTGAACGCCTGAGCCATCGTGTCCATCTCGGCCATCGTCATCTGCGCTTCGACCTGCCGCATGGCGATCTCACCCCGGATCTTGGCAAACTCCATCTCGGCTTCCACCATGCGAAGCTCATGCGCCCGTTCATTCTTCTTATCGAAGAGCTTGAACACCTCTGGCGCTAGGCGAAGCAAACCGCCAAACAAACCACCGATCAGCGACTCAAACATCACTTGGCTCCTTTGATACGTTCGCGCTCTTCAAGCAGCCTGACCTTGACCTGAAGCTCGTTGATGTGGTTCATCAACTGCTCTTTGAGAATGGCGCGTTTCTCGGCAGATATAGGGCTGTCGGTTGGTACGCCGGTAGAGGTGATGAGCGCAGGCATGCTGCCCTCGATCTTGGTCAGACGCTCAGAGAAAGAATTCACTTGCCCCAGCAGCCATGCGATACAGGCCACCACGATGGGGATGATCGCTTTCAGTACGTCTGACCAAGCCATGATTTACGCCCACCCGCGCACCGGAGACTTCGGGGCGACCTTGTAGGCGTCCAACTCCGGAGCCGGTTCGGTGTGGCGCACGTTGACATGCCAGCCGTCCAGCGGAGCCATCTCAGGCACTTCGCCTTCGTCGGTTTGGATCATCTCGCCCGTGGGCTTGTAGATCACGCCAACGACATCCACCGCCGCGTACTTGGGCACCAAGACCGTCTCCACGATGTCACCATCGACGTTGGTCTGCTCGGTGAACAGCGCCTCGTTGGCCTCGGCTTCGGTGTCGAAGCGTAGGAAGAAGTCAAAGTACATAGGTGCTCCTTAAGCTGTGATGGCCTGCAACTCGGCATTGCTCAGG